ATCGTACGAATTGTGTTGTTTAGTAGAAACGTTTCCATCTAATCACGATTCGTTAGAAGACTATCAAAAGACATTGAAGTACGCTTACTTGTATGCAAAAACAGTTACATTAGGAAAAACTCATTGGCCTGAAACTAATAGAGTCATGCTAAGAAACAGAAGGATTGGTTGTAGTGTAAGTGGTGTTGCTCAATTTATAACAAAAAGTGGTATGGGTGAATTGCAAAAGTGGTTAGAGAGTGGATATGATACTATTCAAGATTGGGATAAAGTTTATTCTGATTGGTTTGCAGTACCACGTTCTATAAAAACTACATCAGTAAAACCAAGCGGAACTGTATCTTTATTAGTAGGTGCTACACCAGGAATGCATTATCCTGAATCAAGATTTTATATTAGAAGAATGAGAATATCCAAACACTCAGAATTACTCGAACCGTTAGAAAAAGCGGGATATAAATTAGAACCAGCGTTTGGATCAGAAGACTCAACAATGGTAGTAGAAGTACCGGTGGATGTCGGTGAAGGTATAAGAACTGCATCAGAATTAACTATATGGGAGCAGTTTAGTTTAGCTGCATTTTTACAAAGACATTGGGCAGATAATCAAGTAAGTTGTACTGCTACGTTTGATCCGAAAACAGAATCAGATCAGTTACCACACGTACTAAATTATTTTCAATACAAATTAAAAGGTATATCACTCTTACCAAGGCATCCGTTAGGTGCTTACAAGCAAATGCCTTACGAAGCAATTACAGAAGAAGAGTATAACAAACAAGTTGTGAAACTTAAACATCTAAGTTTTGTAGGAGTTTCAAACGAAGAAGCGGACGTAGATAAATTTTGTAACAATGATGTTTGTGACATACCAGAAGTTTAAGAAAAGCGGACAGGCAGACGGCACACCTGTAGAAAAATGTGCCTTGTAATAACCAAAAACGAGGAGAACGTTAATGAAACGTAATCTAATAGTATCAATTATGATGATGGCAGGATTGTATGCACAATCTATTGTTGGAGTTGTAAATGATGGCAAAACGCCACTTCAAGGAGCAAATGTTGTCGTCGTAGGCACTGAGCTGGGATCAGTAGCTGACAACGTAGGTAGTTATGTCGTAATCAACGTACCACCTGGTACGTATGACGTGACAGCTTCTTTTATTGGTTATTCTTCAATGACTAAATCAGTAGTTGTTGGAGATAAAGAAGATGCTGTAGTTGATTTCGATCTTGAGATCAATGCAGTATCAATGTCAGAACTTGAGGTGTTAGCTTCAAGAGCTGATGAGACAACACCAGTTGCCTACACTACAGTAGATAAAGCTGAAATGGAAGTTCGTCTTGGTTCACAAGATATTCCAATGATTCTTAATACTACTCCAAGTGTTTACGCAACACAACAAGGTGGAGGAGCAGGGGATGCTCGTATTAATGTAAGAGGTTTCAATCAGAGGAATGTTGCAGTAATGATTAACGGAGTACCACAAAATGATATGGAAAACGGTTGGGTCTATTGGTCTAACTGGGATGGTGTAGGTGATGCTACATCTTCTATTCAGATGCAAAGAGGTCTATCAGCTGTTAATCTAGCTACACCTTCCATTGGTGGAACAATGAACATTATTACTGATCCCGCTCAACACGAGAAAGGTGGTAAGCTAAAACAAGAAGTAGGTGAAGGTGGATTCCTTAAATCTACTTTGAATTATAACTCAGGTCTAATCAATGATAAATTAGCACTTAGTGGAACTTTAGTTCGTAAAACTGGTGATGGTTTTATTGATGGTACTTGGACAGATGCATGGGCTTACTATTTTGGTGGTTCTTACGCTGTGAGTGATGATCAACGGTTTGAGTTGTATGCGGTTGGTGCTCCACAACGTCATGGCCAAAACCTATACAAGCAGAATATCGCAACTTACTCACAAGAGTTAGCTGGTGACATTGATGGATATGACGTCAATGCATTTGCTGAAGGTGAAAAGTTCGAACATGAAGCTGGTAGGTTTTTCAATCAGAATGTAGCACCAGTAGATGCTTCATACACAGGCCAACAGTATTGGTATATGTATGGTGCTCGCACTACTGATAGGTACAATTCTAATTTCTTAAATGAAAGAGAGAACTTCTTCCATAAACCACTTGTTAATTTGAATCATTTTATGACAATAAATGATGATATGAGACTAAGTTCTGTTCTTTACTGGTCTGGTGGATCAGGAGGTGGAACAGGAACTTATGGAAGTGTCAAACGATTTCCCGCAGTTGATGGGAATGCCTGGTATTCCAGTTCACCATGGACTTGGGATTGGAACGGTGAGATTGCTGAGAACTCAGCTAATGTGGATTCAGCTTGGTCTGAAACTGAGAACCGCTCAACAGGCATACTGCGTAATTCAATCAATAGACAGAATACTTATGGATTAATTTCTAAATTAAACTATGATGTTTCTGATGAACTTGAAGTTCAAGTTGGTATTGATTGGAGAACTGCTGGTATCGAACATGCTCGCGAAGTTCGTGATTTACTTGGTGGAGACTACTATGTAGATTTTGCTGATGACAATTACGCCGATGGTAAGAAAGTTGGGTTAGGTGACATTATCGCTTATCACAATGAAACTACCGTTGATTGGTTAGGTGGATTTGTTCAAGGTAAATATGATACTGAGAAAATGAGTGTATTTGGTATGGGTGGAATATCCACAATTGGATATACTTATCACGACCATTTTGCGGTTGATGCTGATGTAGTTACGGCTGATAACATTACTACTTTTCAAGTGAAAGGTGGTGGTGTATATAACCTTGATGATAGAATGTCTGCATTCATTAACACTGGTTATGTTCAAAAACCACCAATCTTAGATAATGTAATTGATTATGATGGAAATGTATCTACAAATCCAGACAATGAGAAATTCATATCTAATGAAATAGGTGGTAAGTATAGAAGTGGTTTGGTTGAAGTCAAGGGTAGTTATTACAATACCCAATGGAAAGACAGAAACCTTACTAAATCTGTAACAACAGGACAAGGCGATTCAGGTGACACGGATATTATTTATCTTACTGGTGTAAACCAAAGTCATACTGGTTTTGAAGTAGAGTCAAGTGTGGCTTTACACGAAATGGTAGACTTAAATGTGGCGGTAAGTGTAGGTGAATGGAAGTTCGATGGTGATGCTAAAGGTGATTATACAGAGATGGAATACAATGATGATAACCAAATTATTGGTCAAACATCTACAGAATACGAGTATGCTCTTGACGGCTTAATGGTTGGAGATATGCCACAAACTGCTTACGTTGGTGGTCTCACATTAAAGCCAATCGATGGATTGAGTGTACAAGGACTTTACAGATGGTACGACAATCATTATTCTGATTGGAGCCCTGATGCTCGTGAGGTTGATGATGATGGTGCTGACAGAGCTCAAGTATGGAAAACTCCATCTTACGGCAAGTTAGACTTACATCTATCTTACAAACTACCAGAAGTTGCTGGTCTTGATCTGACCTTAACAGGTCATTTATTCAACGCGCTTGATAATGTATATATTCAAGATGCTGTTGATAATAGTAAATACAATGGGTATGGTGATAAACTTCACTTAGCTCATAACGCTGAAGTATTTCTTGGTACTCCAAGACACTTCAATCTTGGCTTAACGGTCAATTTCTAAAAGAAAACAATTTGGGGGTGTATTTTACACCCCCAAAAGTTTTTCAAAAAAACTGTTGCCTCATACAGGAAAAGGTTGGGATATTTAGGTAATAAGAAACTAGGAGACCTTTATTATGGACAAAAGATATTCATTTTTACTTGGAATTGCAGTTACATCACTATCAGTAATGATAGCTTTACCATACATTATGAAACCTACAGTTCACACTAAAGAAACTATTCAATACATTGAGATACCAATTGAGTATGAAAGACACAACTATGCTCAACAAGCAAGTGAAATCAAATCAACACTCAATCAAAGTAAATTAAAGCATTTGCTTATATACATTGACGGGTTGTGTAAAGAATATAATGTTAGTTATGATATAGTAAAAGCTGTCATAGCAACTGAATCTGATTGGAGACATGAAGTAGTATCAACATCAGGTGCAATTGGGTTAATGCAAATACTACCATCAACTGCCTCTTCTGAATTTGACACACCTAAAGATCAACTATATGATCCATACGTAAATGTAACTGTTGGTATAATGTATCTTTCAGAATTACAAAACATGTTTGATGGAGATTTATATGCTATACTTACAGCTTATTCACACGGACCTACAGCGACGTTTACATATAGTCAGAACTATATATTAACAAATTCGTATGTTCAATCTGTACTAAGGGAAAACTCATAAAATGAACCGGTTATATGTATCAAAATATTTATTGTAGTAGAAACGACAAATTCACACAAGTTCATCTTTGGGATGATCAAGCTGGTTATGTAGAATTCTCTGTTAAACACTATGGCTATAAAAAATCACCAACCGGTGTTTATAGATCATTATATGGTGACAAATTGAAAAAAGTCACTATGTGGAATAGAGAAGATTTAGAAAAGAGGAGAATATTTGAGAGTGATGTGTTTCCTGAAACACGCGTATTAGTAGATAGGTATTATGAATCAGATGAATTGTCTAGTGGACATACAGTATTGTTTCTTGATATTGAGGTTGATTCATCAGATGGCTTTCCGGATCCAAAAGTTGCAGCTAGAGAAGTAACATCAATAGCTTTCTACGATGATAAAACTAAACAATATCAAGCATACGCTCTATCAAATACGTTGGAGAATTCACAAGAAGATGATGTTACTATCTTAGCATACGATACAGAAAAGGAGTTATTAGAAGCATTTATGGACGAGTACAAGCGTATATGTCCAACAATTATTACAGGATGGAATGTCGATACATTTGACATGACATACCTAGTAAACAGGATTCGTATAGTACTTGGGTTTGAAGTTGCAAATGGTTTCTCACCAATAAGAAAAGTATATTCTAATGAACGTCGGAATAGAGACGTGGTGATAGCCGGGGTATCAATATTAGATTACTTAGCGCTGTACAGAAAATTTACATTCAAACAACAACCATCATATCGATTAGATGATATTGGAAACTTAGAAGTAGGAGCAAAGAAAGTAGAATTTGAAGGAACTCTTGCTGAATTATATGAGAATGATATAGAAACGTTTGTACGATATAATATTCAGGATGTCAAGCTAGTTGTTGATTTGGATAAGAAGTTAGATTTTATAACATTAGCTCGAGGTATATGTCATTTAGGTCACGTACCATACGAAGATGTGTTTTATTCAAGCAGATACATTGAAGGTGCTATGTTAGTGTATATGAAAAAATTAGGAATAGTAGCACCAAATAAGAATATTAATTTTCAAGGTGCTTCCTATGGTGATATGAGAAAGCAGGTTGAAAAATATACAGGAGCTTATGTTAAAGAGCCTGTCCCGGGAACTTACGATTGGGTGTATGATTTAGATGTGACGTCGATGTATCCATCTGTGATTATGACATTAAATATATCACCAGAGATGAAGATTGGTAAACTTGAAGGATGGGATTCTGATGAATTTGTAAAGGGAGTTGATAAGACTTATACACTAATTAATAATGACGAAGTTATACATAAATTTACAACTGAAACGTTGAAAGATTATTTTAATAAAGAACACGTATCTGTAGCCTCAAATGGATGTATATATAAAACAGAAAAGCAAGGGTTTATTCCTGCTATATTGGATAAGTGGTTTAGTGAACGTGTAGAGTTTAGGAAGCTGGCAAAGAAGTATTCAGATCAAGGTGACAAGGTACAAGCTGATTATTTTAACAGAAGACAATACATACAGAAGATTATGTTGAATACAGTATATGGTGTTTTTGGATTACCAGTGTTTAGATTCTATGACTCACAAAATTCAGAAGCCACTACATTGACCGGACAACGTATGATTAGATTTTCTCAACAGATGGTTAATCAAGTATATAATAATGAACTAAATGATGATTTGGATCACGTGTTGTACACAGATACTGATTCGTGTTTTGTCTCAGCAGTTCCCTTGATAAAACACAGACATCCAGATATTGATGTTACCGACGAATCACAGATGATTGATAAGGTGCTAGCAATAACGTCAGAGATACAAGATTTTCTAAACATGTCCTATGATCCATTTGCACAAAAATTATTGAATGTGAAAGGTGAGCATAGATTTAGCATTAAACAAGAGATGATTGCTAAACGTATATTTTTAGTAGCAAAGAAGAGGTACGGACAGTGGATCATAAACGACAATGGTGTCACAGTAGATAAGATTGACGTAAAAGGATTGGATATAATTAAGAGTTCCTTTCCACCAGCTTTCAAAGAATTTATGCAAGGTATCTTGAAAGACATATTATCAGGAGTACCAAAAGAAAAAATTGATGAAAAAGTAATAAATTTCAAGCGGAATGTAAACAACCAGGATATATATGATATAGCGATACCAACGGGAGTGAAAGGTCTTCACAAATACGTTGTAAAGTCAAAAGAAAGTCAGTACGGCTTAGTTATGAAAAAAGGCACACCTGCACACGTAAAAGCAGCAATACACTACAATATGTTATTGAACAAATTTGGGCTAGAAAGAAAATTTGTACCGATAGGTAATAATGAAAAGATAAAATGGGTTTATCTCAAACCAAATCCATATGCAATGAATAACGTTGCATTCAAAGGAAATGATGATCCAAAAGAGATCATGGATTTCATAGACACATATACAGATCGTACTGCTATCATTCGAGGTGCTTTACAAAAGAAGTTGGATGTATTTTATAGAGCAAAAAGTTGGGATGATCCGGTAGATAGGACATCATCATTAGAACGGTTTTTTTAGGAGGACAAATAGTAATGGGTAAACATAGAAGTTATAAACGATTCATAGGATATAGTTGCGCATTCCGTCAATGGAAAGCTGACTCACATTGTAATATGATTCATGGATATGCGTTTGCATTTAAAGTATGGTTTGAAGGTGAACTCGACGATAGAGGTTGGGTTATTGATTTTGGATGTTTCAAACGTAATGGAGTTAAAGAGTGGATGAAGAATATGTTTGATCACACAACATGTGTAGCAGCTGATGATCCGGAACTTGAATTGTTTAAAGAAATGGATAAGCGTGGTATGATTGATTTGAGAGTACTCGAAGATGGAGTTGGATGCGAAAAGTTTGCAGAATTGATTGGAAATTATTTACAGGAAGTCGTTCACAAAGAGACAGATGGTAGAGTAAAAGTACATAAATGTCAAGTATGGGAACATGAAGATAACATGGCTGAATATTATGTCTAAAATTCTTCCGATATTAGAATTGTACAGATGTGTGCAATCGGAAGGTAGTAGGTTTGGTATACCAACCATCGCAGTGAGAACAACGGGATGTACTCATAGATGTTATTTTGGAGAAGGTGGTTGGTGTGATAGTTGGTATACGAGTATTCATCCAGAGAAGGGAAAATATACTTGGGATGATATTCATAAAATTTATGACGATAATCCACACGTTAAAGAAATGATGTTGACGGGTGGATCACCAAGTATGCATAGAGACTTAGTAAACGATCTTATGCATTTTGCACATGAACGTGGTATTTTTGTTACAATGGAAACTGAAGGTTCGCACGCTATACAAACAGACATACCAATCCATCTGATAAGTCTTAGCCCAAAGTTTAGCAATTCTGTTCCAGTTATAGGAGCAGTTACACCAAAAGGTAAAGTCGTCGACCAGAAATTTGTTGACATTCATAATAGAATGAGGCTAAATTTAGATACGATAGAAGAGTTAATATCATATCATTCCGATTATCATTTCAAACCAGTTTGGGATGGATCAGAAAAAAATATTGATGAGATAGAACAATTCAGAGTTAAATTGCAAATACCAAAAAACAAAACTTATATAATGCCTGCTGGAGATACAAGAGAAACGTTAATAGAAATGTATCCAAAGGTGTTTGAACTATGTGCTGAACGTGGATACCGAATGACTGGTAGAGACCACATTATAGCATTTGACACAGACAGGGAGGTCTAATGAACATTATTGGAGTATGCGGTAAGGGAGGATCCGGAAAGGACACTATCGCTAACTATTTAGTTGAAAACTATAATTTTAATCGAGTAGCAGCAGCTGATGCTATGAAAGAGGATTTGTGTAGATACTTGGATATGGATTTAGAGACTTTAGAAAAAGTAAAGAATTTAAAACTCAAGCTCGTTGATTGGGAGAATAGAGATCACGTTGACATTTGTGGTAGGCAGTACGGAGAGTTTTCTATTAGAAGATTCTTACAGCTGTTTGGTATGGATATGAGATACAGATTAGCTGACACGTATTGGTTAGAACGATCAATAAAAGATAAGGTGAAAGAGCTTGGTACGAACGGTGAAACTAACATAGTAGTATCTGATGTGAGATTTGAAATAGAATATAATTGGATTAAAAATAATGGTGGTGAAGTAATTTACGTTGGTGGAAGAACAGGGTTAGAAGAAAAAGAAAGTAAGCACATCTCAGAAGATTTCGTAAACACCACAGCGGAAGATAAGTGTGACTTTTATATCGATAACTGTGGTAACTTCAACGATTTGTATGAACAGATTGAAGGGTATATGTATGGCAAGAATTAAAGTAAAACACGTTGCATTAGGAACGCATAATTGGCCTGGTGCTGAGGAGCATTTTCCGGAAGTAGGATTCTTAAAACATGAACATCATCACGATTTTCATATCTATGTTGAATGTGACGTAGAGCATCACGATAGAGAAATAGAGTTCATTATGTTGAGGATAGAGATAATGAAGTTTTTAGATCTGCAGTACGACGGTAGTTATATAAAAAAATTTGGAGCACGTAGTTGTGAAATGATTGCATCAGAAACGCTTCAATATTTAAAGGGTATTTACGGAGATAGAAATTGGGAGGTTTCTGTATTTGAAGATAATATCCAAGGAGGAATAATAAATGAATGAGAATAAAATTAACGTAGCTTATATTACTTCTGTTAATGGACTCAGAGACTATGCAAGTTTATCGGACATACATATGTCATTAGCACATTTAGTTCTCGAGAATGAGACGTATGCACAATATTACAAAACAACTGACAAGTTTGTAATCATGGATAACTCAGCCTTTGAGTTTGAACAGCAAGGTAGAGGTGTTCCTATAGATAAAGTGCTTGAAGCGGCAAACAGAATTGAACCTGATGAAATATGTGTAACAGATGTATTATTCAATGGTGAAGAAACATTATATGCAGTAAAAGATTTTATGAACTATGTAAAGAAATCACACAAGGAACTGCTTGGAAACACGAAATTTATGGCCATACCACAAGGTAAATCAGAAGATGAGTGGATGGCTTGCTATGAACAACTTGTAATACAAGATGATATACAAACAATAGGTTTATCTAAATTATCAGTACCTGAATCCTTCTACGGTAATCATCACGAAAGTGGTAATTGTACTAAGGGACGAAATAAATGTATAAACACACTAGTTAAGGAAGAGATGGAACCTTTTAGATGGAACAAAGAAACTCATCTATTAGGATCTGATGATAGAGGTGTCAGTGAGCTGAGGTCTTATTACGAACGTGGTTATAACGAATGGATAAGATCAAACGATACTTCAATGCCATTTGTATATGGATTGAGTCACTCAGTAATAAATGACATCACTGGTGAAGCGGATGATATTATTATGGAGAAATTAGATTTCAATGGTACCTACACCAAAGAGGATATGGAATTCATTGATGACAACTTTTTAATTTGGAGGACAATTAATGTCAATTGATTATTCAGAAAAAATGCCTGATCTCATATTCAAGTATGATGATGAACACGTACCAAGCAAACTACCAGATCCACAGATTGATCCAGTTATTCCAGGTGCAAGAGTACCGTTAAAGAAAGTAGGAATAGCACCGGTTGATCTTCCTGTACGTTTAATGAGACGTGATGGAAGTAGTCAGGTATTGCAGGCAGAAGCATCGTT